TGTTCTATAACAATCTGATAATTATTAGCTGCACCCTCTCTATTTTTCACAATAAATATCAACTGATAGTGTTTATCGTGATCCAGATTAACTGGAATTTTCGATTTCCCGTTTTTACCTTCGAGTTTATATACTTTAAGTGCATTTTTCTCTCCAGTATATTCGTCTTCAAAAACATCTCTAATCATCAAACATGTACTGGCCACATCCACAATATTTTTTGCTTGTCCAATATTATCTTGACTATAAAATCTTTGTCTTGCAGATGACTTAGCCAACTGAAATGTAATTACGATGTGAACGTCTTTACCCCCATCTGTCTTTATCGTGTCATATATATCGACCATAGACTGTTGCATATCAAGCCACATTTTATCGCTTCGGTTTCCGGAATCTGCTTTATATGTATCGAGAATGAAATACTTTACTCCAAGACTTGCATACTTCTTAATTACTTTAATCGCTTTTTCAGTGCGATATTTATTAAACGGGATAATAGTGACCGTATTGTCACTTGCCTTTTCCTTTATCCAATTCGCACACTTTCTCAGCATATCCATTACTTCATCACTATACTTTCCATCTCGCACAACAAACTTTTGGAGGTCAAATTTATAAATATTATTTGCCACCCAAACTAGCATTTCACGTTGCCATTTACGGCGACCTTCTTCGTTGATAATAATGACTAATTTCTCTCCGTTTTTGATAGAAGCCGGTATGCACATAGATCTAACCAATGTTGTCTTTCCCATATTTGAAAGACCGCCAACTAAAGTAATATTC